ATTGAGTGATTTTATGGAGGACGTTGGTATGTGCAAGTCAGATGCGGAGAGCGTAGATGAAGGAGCAGCCTGGACAAAGAAAGCCGGAAAGAACTCCGAAGGAAAAAAAAAAAAAAAAGGACGAAAGTCTTATGAAAAGGAAAATCCAGGATCAGACCTTAAAGCACCAAGCAAGAAGGTTGGAAATCCCCGTAGAGCGTCCTTCTGCGCTCGAATGAAGGGTATGAAAAAGAAGCTAACTAGTAAGAAGACTGCTTCTGACCCAGATAGCAGAATCAATAAGTCTCTAAGAGCTTGGAACTGCTGATGAAAACATTCCAAGAATTTAGAGAAGGGTATAAGGGTGCTAAAAAGGATGCAAGTCTTTATGCCAGATATAAAGACATCAATAATCCAAAGTCTCCCCCAGACCCATTGAAACCATCCGCCGTTAGAACTGCAAATTGATTCATGTCAGGTGACATTTATCTTGGTAATCCCAATCTAAAGAAAGCAAACACTCAGATAGAGTTTAGTGAGGAACAGATGGTTGAGTTCATGCGTTGCATGAACGACCCAGTCTACTTTGCTAGGAACTATATCAAGATTGTGTCACTGGACCATGGTCTTGTTCCTTTCAACATGTATCCGTTCCAGGAGAAGTTGATTACCAACTTCCATGAGAACAGATTTAATATCTGTAAGATGCCACGACAGACTGGTAAGTCTACAACGTGTGTGTCTTATCTACTTCACTATGCTGTCTTTAACGACAACGTTAATATTGCTATTCTAGCAAACAAAGCATCCACTGCAAGGGACCTCCTCGGAAGGTTACAACTTGCTTACGAAAACTTGCCAAAATGGATGCAGCAAGGTATTATTTCCTGGAACAAGGGCAGCCTAGAGCTTGAAAATGGGTCTAAGATTATCGCCGCATCTACGTCTGCATCTGCTGTCCGTGGCGGCTCCTACAATATCATCTTTCTTGACGAGTTCGCGTTCATCCCGAATCACATTGCTGATGAATTCTTTGCCTCTGTTTATCCTACTATCTCGTCTGGACAGGGCACCAAAGTAATTATGGTGTCCACGCCACACGGTATGAATCACTTCTACCGTTACTGGCACGATGCTGAACGTGGAAAGAATGAATATATTGCGACCGAAGTTCACTGGTCAGAAGTTCCTGGTAGGGATGCGAAGTGGAAAGAGCAAACTATTGCCAACACAAGTGAACAGCAGTTCAAGGTTGAGTTTGAGTGTGAGTTTCTAGGTTCTGTTGATACACTCATCTCGCCAGCAAAACTCAAAGCAATGGTCTATGAGGACCCTATTAAAAGTAATGGTAGTTTGAGTTTATATGAAGTACCAAAACCAGAAAGAGATTATATTATTACAGTTGACGTTGCACGCGGGGTGTCTAAGGACTACTCCGCTTTTGTAGTATTCGACATTACTGAGTTTCCATATAAAGTAGTTGGAAAGTATAGAAATAATGCTATCAAACCAATGATGTTCCCGAGCGTTATCGTGGAAACTGCTGAAGCTTACAATAATGCATATATTCTATGTGAAGTTAATGATATTGGTGACCAGGTTGCTTCTATTATTCAGTTTGATTTGGAATACGAAAACGTATTGATGTGTGCAATGCGTGGAAGAGCAGGTCAGATTGTTGGTACAGGTTTCTCAGGTAATAAAACACAACTGGGTGTTAAGATGAGCATCACAGTTAAAAAAGTTGGTTGTAGTAACCTCAAAACACTTATCGAAGATGATAAATTGATATTATCTGATTATGATATGATCAGCGAACTAACTACATTCATTCAGAAACGCCAGTCATTTGAGGCAGAAGAAGGTTGTAATGATGACCTCGCTATGTGTCTGGTTATCTTTGCTTGGTTGGTAGCACAAGATTACTTCAAAGAAATGACGGACAATGATGTCCGTAAGAGAATCTACGAAGAGCAGAAGAATCAAATCGAGCAGGATATGGCACCATTTGGTTTCATCAGTGATGGTACAGACTTTATTGATGGTGAGGTTGATAGTGAAGGTACTGTTTGGAAGACTGATGAGTATGGAGATATGTCATATATGTGGGAGTTCCAGTAATAATCACCAAATTTATAAATACTTCTAGTCAAAAAGTAGGGTTACCAAAGGGAGTATCGAATGGCACTGCAGCTTTCATCCCCAGGAATTCGTGTTAGAGAGGTTGACTTAACCCGTGGAGCAGTTAACGCTACACTCAACGTCGCAGCAGGAATCGCTGGTCCTTTTCGTCAAGGACCAGTTAATGAGGTTACTAGAATTACCAATGAGAAGGAACTCGTAGATAAGTTTGGTGGTCCAGGTCTAGGTTTGACCGACTATCATTACGAGTTTTGGTTGGGAGCATCAAACTTTCTTTCCTATGGGGGTCAGCTCGATGTTGTTCGTTCTTCTGGTAGCGGTCTAGTCAATGCGAACGCTGGTGTGGGTATGGCATCCACATCTTCTCTTCTAATCGAAAACCAGGACGATTACGAAAACAATCATACAACAGATAGTACATATTATTGGGCATCTAAGAACCCAGGTTCTTGGGCAACGGGTATTAGAGTTGTTGCTATCGACAACGCTGCTGACCAGACCATCTCTGGTATTGCAACTGCTGGACTAACACTAGGTAAAGCAGTCAGCCAGCAACTAACTGGTCCAAGTATCGGCATCGGTACTACCGGTTCATTCGCTGTAGGCGATCACCTAAAAGGTATCATTACCTCTATTGGTTCTTCTGCTGTTGATGTTAAGGTTGTTTCCAAAGTCATTGACGGAACCGAGACTGAGGTCAACTATCAAGAGAAGTCCCATTTTGAGTTCAAAGCAGGAACTATTCTAGAAGCTGAGGCATCTGGAATCGGTACCGTAGTTCTTGCTGGTGGTGTAACTACAGCAGACTGGTACAGTGCTCAGCGTGTTCTAACCGCAGCAGCAGATGGCGGTTCAGATATGGTTTCGATGAACTGGAGTTCGGTTCTACCAAAACCAGTTGACAACAACTATGTTACTGACCGTGGTGGTAGAAATGATGCCATCAACGTTGTAGTTATTGACTATGACGGAAAGGTAACTGGTGCTCCTGGTTCTATCCTTGAGAAGTTTGGTAACCTATCCAAGGCAAAAGACGCTGAAGTTAACCCTCAGAAGAGCGTTGACTATAAGGACGACATTGCTGCAAACTCTGCATATGTTTATGCAGGCACTTCTCCGGCGGCGAACGACTCCTATCACGGTACTGCAGTAAGACCTTCTGGTTTCTCTTCTGGTGTAACTCCTAATGCTGGTACCCATGGTGCTTGGGGTCAAAATGCAAAGGACATTCACTTCAATGTTCTAGGAAATGTTTCTTACCCACTAGTTGGTGGTAAAGATTATAAAGGTCAGGTCGATTACTTCGATGCTGAACTTGGTGATACCATCACTGCTTATGACAAGTTGAACGATAAGGTTAAGTCGGATATCCGCTTTATCCTTCAAGGTTCTGCTCATAAGAGTGCTGCTGAAGAGCAAGCAAAAGCACAAAAACTTATCAGTATCTGCGAACTCCGTAAGGATTGTATTGCATTCATTTCGCCAAACAGAGACGCTGTTGTTAACGTAACACAAGAGTCTGTTCAGCTAAACAACGTTCTAGGTTTCTTCGCTCCGCTAAGTTCTTCCTCCTACGCTGTTTTCGATAGTGGTTATCAGTACCTCTACGATCGCTTCAATAAGCGTTTTGCATATATTCCACTATCTTCGGATATCGCTGGTCTATGTGTAAGAACTGATATCAACCAGTTCCCATGGTTCTCTCCTGCTGGAACAAACCGTGGTTCTTTGAACTTCGCTGTTAAACTAGCGTTCAACCCAGGTCAAGCATCTCGCGACAGACTATACAGCAGCAGAATCAACCCAGTTGTTTCTATGCAGGGTTCTGGTATTACACTATTCGGTGATAAGACTGGTCTTGCATACGAGAGTGCATTTGATCGCATCAACGTTCGCCGCCTCTTCATCACTATTGAAGGTGCTATTGAGAACGCTGCTAAGGGACAACTCTTTGAGCAGAACGATGCTATCACACGTTCTAACTTCGTCAACATCGTTGAACCTTATCTACGTGATGTTCAGTCGAAGCGTGGCATCACCGACTTCTTAGTTGTTTGTGATGACACCAATAACACACCTGATGTTATTGACCGCAACGAGTTTGTAGCGGAAATCTTCGTCAAACCAACAAGATCTATCAACTTCATCGGACTAACATTTGTTGCTACCCGCACAGGTGTTTCTTTCTCCGAAGTCGTCGGTAACGTTTGATTCAAGGAGGTAACTACTAATGCCATTACAACGTAACATTCCACAAATCGGCACCAGAACTATCGATGACTTCAAGAGTCGTCTCGTTCAGGGTGGTGCTCGCCCTAACCTTTTTGAAGTCGAGTTTTCCTTCCCAGGTCTACTTGGTGAGTTCACTAACGACATTCTAACCGACGACAAGTATCGTATGATGATCAAGGGAGCACAGCTTCCTGCATCTAACGTCCCAGAAGTTATCGTTCCTTTCCGTGGACGCCAACTCAAAGTTGCTGGTGACAGACGCTTTGACCCATGGACCATTCAGATCATCAACGATGGTGACTTTAACCTTCGTGATATCTTTGAGAAGTGGGCAAACCTCATCATGAAGGTTTCTGATGGTAGCGGTACTATCAACCCTGCTGACTATCAAGTTGACTGGGTTGTTCACCAACTAGGTCGTGGTCAATCTGATATGATGACTCCAGGTGAACAGAATGCAAACACACTTCCAGTTCTTCGTTCGTATAAGTTCCACGGTTGTTGGCCAAGCACTATTGGTGCTATTGAACTTTCTTACGATCAACAGGACGTTATTGAAGAGTTCCCAGTAACTCTACAGGTTCAGTGGTGGGAAGCATATGATAAGAACCAAAATGACGCTATCGTCTAACACCTAAATAGTCGAAAAGACCCATAGGTAATGGCGAAACTTTTTGGTTTTTCTATTGATAATGAGGATG